TTATCATTTGTTTTATGTTTTATGTTTAGTAAAATTTACCACCAAACCAGAAATGGCCATCTTCATTTACATTAACTTGAGTGACATTAGATTTTCCTTTGTTGTCAATCATATTAATTGCAAATCCATTAGCCCATTGTTGTTTCATTGGTCTTGTAGCGTAGTTAAATGCTTTAGATTTAAAATCTGCGCAAGCACCTATGTTAAACGCAGCCATATTACCTTCTCTGTAATTTTGAATTCTATGCGTATGCACGTAGGCGCAAGACCTTCTAAGTTTGTCTAAATGAGCTTTAGCATTGTGTATACTAAAGTAAATACCATGGAATATATCAAAGTCATTACCTAACGTAATGTAATCTTGACTCCAGCTTGTTTTAACTAAGTATCCTCTTTCATCTAGATTTAAAGCTTCTTTAGGTGATCTTAAAGGTGTCTTTGCATTATCCATGCTTGACATCCACCTATTGTGTCTGTCTTCATGGTTGCCATAAATATATGTTTTCCAACAATCTTCAGGTAATACAGCTTCAAATTCATCAAGCAATTTATTTCCTGACTCATACTCTGAATCCAAAGTTAACCCTGGAATTGCAGTAAACTTTCCTTTGTCATGAGAGCTTAATGCGTTTAAATCTAAGAAATCTCCCATTAAATGAAAGCCTTTTACAATAACGTTGTAGTCTTCAATTAGTTGCATTACTCCTTTGTGTAATTGCTTATTTTCAAATGGAACATGATTACATCCCATCAATATGTGCATTCCTTCTTGTTCCTTAACTAGAGGTGTTTCAATATAAAATATATCCTCAATTTCTTCTTCTATAGCTTCTGTGGCATTTTTTTCAGCCTGCCATTCTAGGAAATCTTGATATTGTGTTTTTGTGTCGTTTATTATTATAACCTTGTCTTTATTTGTACGCTCTTCATAAGAAACTTCTCTTACTGCAGCTCTTGCTAACTTTTTAGATACTCCAAATATTCTTGATAAGTTTGGTGCTCCTGACTTCATATATCCAGGCTTCTCTCTTAACTTCTGCTTTAACTCCTCTTTGCTCATAAACGTTTTATATGTGACTATTGTTTTTATATATTTTACAAATATACTACTTTTTAATAAATACTGAAATCAACTTTTCAAAGTACTTATCTTTTGCCATTAAGAATATCCAACCTACAACCATCATTGCTACAGCTTCATACCATGCCATATCAAATTCTGAAAAGAATGATATTGTGTATATTGTTATTGCCAATAGCATTAGTACCGCCCCCACTATTGTTGCGTAGTTATCTTTTAATGCTTCACTAAATTTTTTCATCTAATTTTCTTTTTGCAAGTTTATATTCTATGTCTTTTGTTTTACTTTCTGTTCTTGTTGCTTTTACCTTGTAATATAAATAGATAAGACCTCCTATACCTGTTAATGCTATTGACCAGCTATTAATGTCAGTTAATTCTAGTGCGTTTAATATTTTCATTAATGATGCGCTTGCTATTGTTATTAGTCCTGCTATGTCGTTGTAGTTTGAAGTCATTATCTTTGTTGTTTTTTTCTGAAGCTTATTACTTTTGCTATTTTTGCTTTTATATATTTCTGATTATCATTAAAGTCATACCCTATCCCTGCGCCATACATCCAACCTTTTTTAGTTACAAGGTCTAGTGTAAGGTAAGGGCGGTCTAGCTCTGGAGTAATATTAGTTTCAAAACCAACATAGAGCTGATTAACTCTGACTTTTTCTTTTTGTTCTACGTGGATAGAATCTCTCACGTATACTGAATCTTTGTAGATTTTATTCAAGATGTTGTATTCCATCTCAATCTTGGATGGCTTTACAACTCCATAGACTCTTATACTGTATTCTAAGAGGCTATCTTTTTTTCCGTAGTAAAATGTGTCTATTGGATTATTTAAAACAATAGAGTCTATTGCTACGCTGTCTGTTTTGTTATCTAGGTATATGTATCTTGTTACAACTCCATCTTTTTTTATTTCAGGAATTTCTGAATATGAAAAGTGAACCCAATTCTCAACACTATCTTTGTAGTGTTCATAGTTAGTTCTTGAAGAGTCTACATATATTGTTCTAGAAATTACTTCCGGAGCTAATAATGAAGGCTCCTTGGAACAGGACTTGTATCCCAATATTAATGCAATAACAGTTGCAACTAGTGCATAAGTGTTTTTCAAGTATTCCATTATATATTGAATAAATATACCTTCTTATTTTTTTCTTCATAAAACATATCTAAGTGCACCCAAGAAATTTGTTTGCCATTCATTTTATTTTCTAAGCGTATCTTGTAAGGAAGTTCCTTATACTTTCCTTTTAACCACTGACGCACTTCAGGTGCAGTCATTCCTTGAACATCAAAATCTACAGCTCTACCCATTACGTGAGCAGACAAGTACATTCTTCCTTTTCTAAATTTGCTTAAGAATATTGATCCTAGATTACTTCTAAGGCCTCTTTGAGAAAACCTGCCACCAATGTGCCAAGTGTTAATTTTAATTGGCCTACCAAGCTCTTTTCTTATAAATAACATTGTTTCAAGTAATCTTGGACATATAAACTTCCAAGCTCTATCACCATGCTTCTTATAAACTTTAGAGCTAACAAACTCCTGCACAACAAAATACTCTTGTATCTCTTTGTAAATATCTCTGTCAGTCATAAATTGTGATTAAAAAGTACGAATTAATATACAAAAATACAAATAAAATGTGTACTATTTTTGTTTTTGTTAAAAATTTATTGTATATCGCGATAAGCAATAAATCCCCCACCGGTTAAAGTGAGGGATCTTTTACTATCTTAACTTAATCCTGAGATATTTACATTCTCAATATCATTAGATACCATACTATTAAGTTGCATCTTACTAGAGTTTTGGTCAGACGGGTAGATATAGTTCCTTACTCCATTAGAATAAGAATCGCTAGCACCATCTCCCATTAACCACACTAAAGTTGACTGATAAGCGCCTGTAGGTGTGTAATAATTCGTTGCAAATCTCTCAGCAGATTTTCTAAATAAACCATTAGGGTTACCCGAACCTAATCTAACCTTATAAGTAGCAACCCATTTAACAGGGTCAGTAATCATCATCTTTGCTTGGTTGGAACCAACCATAGTTCCTTCAGGCATTTGAGCGCTACTATAGCCACCTTGAAGTAATGTAGTAACTACCATACTAGCAACTTTACCTCTAAAACTATATCCGCTTCCTCTACCACCAATAGTAAAGTCACCTGCTACAGTTCTATCCATTCTTTGACCTGTCTGTACCCAGTTAGCTGAAGTAGATAGATTACTACTTATTGAAACAAATGAATCCGCACTACTCATTAGTTTAATGTTAAAACAATTAGCTAAGTTAGACGCAGAAGCATTATTACCTCCTAGCCTTACTCCATTATGAGCTATAGAAATTCCATACCAATTAGAAGAGGATATGTTCTGAGCTATTCTACATTTATTAACTCCTGTTCCTTGTCGCCCCCATTGTAAGCTAAGTTCTCCATTACCGCCTAAAACTAATGAGATATTATCATCTCCATTTGAAGAGCCTTCTCCTTGATTCCATATCATTTGAGTACCACTGTAACCATCTGACTTGAATACAACTGCTGTTGCCCAAGGTCTAGCAGATGTGTTATTAGACGTATCACCTTGTGAAGTAGTACCTAAATCAACTGTGTTAGCTAACCCACCCATTTGTAATGGTTGTACCTGTATCCAACTAGCAACTTGTTTAGTGTGCTCATTAGAACCACTAAAATCTAAAGCTTTAGTCCAAGATGTATCATTAGTCACTGTAGGTGTTGGTATATTGATTTCTGTTAATCCTGTAAAATCAACATCAGATATATCAAACCCAACAGTATTGTTAGCAATAGCTTGCCAATAAATTACTACATCAATGCCACTAATACCATATCCTTGTTCGCCTGTTTGCACTTTTGAGTTTCCATCCCAATTGCCATAAGTAGTACTACTAGCGTTATAGCTAGTAGAAGCAGTGTATCCTAGTCTAATGTTATTACCAGAGCCAGTTATTTCAATAAAGGCATTTGCATTAGCAACACTTGCTGTGTAAAGCTGAGAGCTGACACCTCCATTTGCATAACCCAACATACGAAGCCCTGGCTCAGTAGCACTAGCTGTGTTATAAAAACGAATAGCAGCAGACCCTTTAAATGCTCCAGTACCTGTACTTGTATTTGACCAGCTACTATCTTTAAGTCCAACCCAAAAAATACAATTGTCAGGAAGAGCAGAATTAAGGTCTTGTAAAAACGCAGAGTCAAGAACAAGGCGTTCCCCTGCATGAAGTTGCTCGTTAAGAGAAATCCACCCATTACTTCCTGAGTTGATTACATTTCCAGTAAAGTTTGCTGTAGGTCCTTCAATAGTAACCCCAGTTACAGGGACAACATAAGTAGAGCCTGAAATAGTAATTCCAGTTGCAGAGCCAATTCCATTATGGTCAGTATACCATTGTAAAGGCGGAACATTAGAAGGTACAGTAAATTCTACATAAGCTGTATGCATACCAAAAGTATCTACATCATTTGGATTTCCAACTCTTGTAATTCCTGTAGTATATTCAGTAATTCCATCCGCAGTAAATCTTAAGTCATCATCAGCATGTAATCCTGTGCTTGTAGACAGGTCTGAGTACTTAGTATCTCCTACCATAAATCTATAAGTATATCCAGCTTGTAAAGTTGGAATTGCTGCTTGACCATCAAATAATAGGGTGTGAGATGGATTTGCTGTTACTTGAATAAAATCATCAGGCAAAGGAGTTACAATCTCACTTAATCCCGTTGTCTCAAATTTAGCATCATCAGAACCTACGTATGCCATTGATATAGTTAATGGGTAAGACTCATCCAGAGTAACTTCTGTTGCATTAGTAAAGGTTCCACCAAACTCAGGAGAAGGTTCTGTATTAATTGCGTTGGCATTACAAGCAATCATGTGTACGTAACCATCATGTGACTCAATAGCATAATCAAATAGTGCAGATGTGTTACTTCCAATGCCTACACTCCATTGTTGAACTCCATCTTTAATAACCCTATACTTATGAGTTGTAGGGGTTTGATATTCCCAGACAAAGGCAACATCCCAGTCAGCATCTTCAACAGAGGAAACGTTAGCTCCAGAGTTTAATACACCTATGTAATATTTACCACCCGTAGCCAGAATTGAAGGTAAAATATTTGTCTCTACGTAAGACTTTAATATTATAAATCTTTCTAAGTCTTTAAGGTCTTCATCCATAGTAATAACAGAACCAGAGTCCATCTTACTAGAAGAAGCCAAGGCTGTAGAACTAGCATTGTGAGTAAATCCAGTAATAGGAGTTATAATAGGAGCTGTGAGATTCTCAACTACAACAGTTAAAATCCCTGATGAGGATCCATAAGAATTGCTCCTGACTATTTCAATTTCGTAACTATCACTAGGGTTAGCTACATTGTCTCCAGTTACTGCAGGAGCTGTTCCGTAAACATGAAAACTTGTGTTGTCTAACAACAAGCCGCTACTGTCAGTATCTACAATATTCGTGTTCCAAGAAGCACCTTGCGGATGAACCTGTATATTCACAGAGCTTAATTCACTTACTGTTACAGTTTGATTAGAAAAAGAAATCGGTACTAAATCAGCATTAGTTTGTGTTGTTATTTCAGTCCAGTTTATAGAGTTACCCTCAAAAGTATTACCACTAGGGGCTGCAACACCATTACCTGTATACTCCGTATCAGGTACATACCAAAGAGTATTTGTAGGGTCATCAGGTAAATTCAGCGTGGTATATGTTCCTGAGCCGCCTTTTATAGTGTCGTAGTATTCTGCTTCTTCTGTTGTTAAAAATAAAGGACTTTTGAATACGTTATCTGGTGATTCAGCATACCTAAAATACATAGTAGGTGCAGCAGGTTCTAACAAGTGAACTTTTGGCAAAGTGTGAACTCTAGCACCTGTATGATTAGTTTTAATTCCTAAATGAAACTCAGCTCCATCAACAATAGGGTATGAAGTTCTTGCGTGCACAACCCAATCAGTACCATTCCTTAAGGTATCAATGGAAATGTATCCATTTGTATCAATACCAACCCTAACTTTTATAGGGTTACCAGCTAACCAATCAGCTTGCTCATCAGTACCGTTAAAATTAGACCAACCTGCTCTCATAGAGTAGCCTGTGTTAGCTCCGTAGTTAGTCCAAGAGCCGTTTGGCGTTGGGTGAAACCAATGAGAAAATTGAAAGCCACTATGCCCGCTATTGCTTACGCCAAAGGTCGTAGGGTCTGCATAAGTAGAATTGCCACTCCAATAGCCGTCATTATAGCTGTCTTGTGAATGAACTAACCCAAAACCTATTGTGCCTTCAACCCTGATATCAAATGTGAAATATTCGCCTGCCTGATCAATTGTTTCAACTGTTTTATATCCATTTTGCGAATTAGTATTTGTTGAACCATAAACATCAGTACCAATTGGGTCTATCCCGTAACCTACATAAGACGTTGTTGTGCTAACTCCGCTTACATCAGCAACCATAGTACTGTATGGATCGGCTATTACTATACTTTCAAAAGCACCCACTGTGAAAAGTTCATTTAATGTGTTGACTACATCTTGCAGCCCGCCACTTACAGGATTTCCGTTTACACAAGTATTAGTTGCATCTAAGTGGTGAAAATGAGTAATATCATCAGCACCATCATTAGACACTATATGTATAGTGCCGTCTGCATTTGCATTAGCTTTTATAGTGTTAACGCCAAAAGCGTGACCTGTGTCTAACATTATACTTGTACTCGTGGCATCTAAAGAAAAGCATACTGTCTCTCCTGTAAGGTCAATACCTTCGCCAGACAATCCAATTACATTAGCTTTCTCAGTTATGTAGTCAGCAGCATCTTGAGCGTCTGCAAACGCATTGCCGTCAGCGTCTACAAACTCTGTAAAAGGTACTCTATAATATTCATATTCCGTTACTCCTGTTTGCGCTGTAATAATATCGTTTATTACATTGACAGCACCAGTATCTTCAATATCTACTTCACCACTTAAACAGGCGTTCCAATATGTTGGATTACTTGCCCCGTGGAAGTTTATACAGTTTCCTGCTTCATTACGCTCTATTCTAATTGCCATAATTTTATCTTTTTATATTTTATCTTACTAATGTGAATAATGTACTTAAAGGTTGTATTATAATTGGGTTATCACTTTTTACAGAGAAGTGACCTAAAGCATTAATGTCCTCTTGAGAAGCAATATAAATGCTCATTTCTATCCTGTTCAAATACGTTTTCCCTACGGTTCCAGTACCGTAAAAAATTGGCTGTGCTGTTAGTGGGAAAGTAAAAGTTACATTGTTAGACGCATCTCTGTTTTTATACCATATTGCTGGTTGCAAGGTAGTATTTGCAATTTGTGGTATAGCGTTAAAGTCAAATCTTAATTCAACTTTATCACCAACCGCTAATTGTGAAAAATCTAATCCACCAATAGTTTTCACGTTTGTTCCGTCTTCATAAGTATCTGCATCCACACTAGTATAATCAAATACATTTGTAACTCCTTCTGGTAAATATGATCCTCCAAACACACCTTTACCTGTGTGACTTGCTGGTACTGGGTCTGTCCAATATGGTGTATCAACTGCTGCTTGTACTGCTGAATCTAAGCTAAAAGTCTTGAATATTCCTGCTGTTACATCTGATGCTGTGTAGTTAATACCTGCACCGTTTTGCCATACATACTGATTGGATAAAGGTTTGCCAGCAAAACCACCAGTAAACTCAATGCCTGAAGCACTTCCTGATAGTGACCCTCCTTTTAGGATTTCATCTGATAGAGTTTTTATTGATACTGAAAACTCCCTGCTTAATGAGTCCATTATTGGTACTCTTGCATTTTCGTCTAGAGGTGACTCTAGTCTTTTTAACGCTTTAATGTTTCTGTTTGCTGCCATGTATATTATTTTGTAATTATATTAAACCTTGTTACCTCTGTGTTTGTTTGATCTTCTAACTCGTAGTAGTATTTAGTGTCAGAAGACAATCCAGAGTCTTTAAACTCCAGCAATGAACCTGAATAAATAAGTTGTTTAGAGCTTAAATCTTCTTGCGTATCCCTATAAAGCTTGTATGTTGTAACTCCTGACTTTTCTTGCCAACGTAGCAAAGAAGTAGTATCAGTAACGGAGAATGCTTTCATCCACAATTCAAACATACCGTGCACCCAAAAATTATTGTTTTCTAAAAAAGTGTTGGTAAACTGCCCTGTAAGTACCCACCGATACAAATTAATACTAGTCCTGTAAGTACCATAATTTGATACTACAACAACGTCATCAGATGTAGGTGCTGTTGTTACTACTGCATTCGTAGTGTTATCTACTAATTGAAAAGCCACAGCGTTACCTGCTAAACCACTCCAAAACCTTTTAATTCTGTAATTGTTGTTACCTACGTAAGTCATCTGAACTTCTCTATAGTCTACAGAGTTAGTGTTAGCTGTGTTAGCTAGTGTGGTTTTTCCCGAAACCAGTGAATGCACAGAAAAAGCATTTGCTTGAGGTCCGTTAGCTGTCCATGTTGTGCCATTACCAAAAATCCTAAATCCTGTTGATGATACAGACCTTGAAGCATTGCATTGCGCTGTAGAGACTCCTACTGTTGCTCCTATAGATGTTCCTACAGCTTGTGTAGATTCATCATTATTTATACTAAAGTGAAGTACGCTTTTAACTATAGGGTAGTTTACATCTAAGTTTGTTGTGCTTGAATTTCCGTTTACACTTGTAAAGAAGCTAGTCCCGTGGTCTGTGTTATTAAACAGAAAAGACCATTGAAAAGGTTCTCCATGTACAACAGGACCTATAGAGGTGCATTTAGGGATACATGAGGCCGTGATAACAAAATCATTGTTACCTTCTGCCAACATAGTAATGTTGTTTGCAGATTGTGACTCTGTAATAGTTTCGTTATTCTCACCTTCTAAAATTGCATTTTTAGGTACGGATTGCATTTTTCCTTCAGGAGTTATTACAATCATTCTTAAGTTTTCACTTACAGGACTTTCTACTCTTTTAATTTTAGCTGGATTTATTCCATTTGCACTCATATTTTATTTTTTAATTTGAAGTGAATATGTTTTTAATTGCGTTTACAGTAGAGGAAATTATTCCTTGACTAGAACTTTGAGCTTCTCCTCCAAATAAAACTCCTATAATTTCGTGACTTTTAACTAATTCTAATACATCAGCATAAACCATATCTTCACCCGTTTCATTTTCAAAGATGTATTCTCTAGAGTGGTCAAATACACTACCTTCTTCTTTAAAGAGTATCTGTACACTTATTAAATTGCTATCCTGCACATATGTTATTGCAGTAATTTTTGCTGTTGGATTATTTAGGATTAATCCTTCTTCTATTGTTATCATAATTTATATTTTTAAAAATGTATTCTAGTCATTAACATGTGCCTTGACGCTGTTAAAATACCTGCATACCAAATACCAACTTGCCAATTAAGATAAAACCTAGTCATTGGTGTTCCGGTTGTTGTGTTCGGTCTAATGTTTGAACTTGCTATGTGGTCTTTATATAACCTACGATAAGGCAATAATATAGGGTTTGCAGTTGCTAAACCTTGATAATTTATTAAAGTGTCTAACATATGATGATTAGCGCAAAAGTAATCATTATACCCTGCCAAATTATCTGCATTTCTTTGTTCAAGTAATCCACCCACTCCAAAAGTATCTGCCCAAGTTCCTTTGTTATTAGCATTAGCAGTAACGTAATAGCCTAAGCCGGTTAAGTTATCAATGGTATAAATTCTTTGAATATCTAAAGAAGCAACACCGGATTCATCAGTAAACCTTATTTTGTTACCAAAGGCATTATCGTGCAATAGTGTATTACCTGTCGGGTCTGTAGCAACGTCTAGCTCCTGAGAATATAAAGGGTTTGCCGGTCTAGGATAGTTGTACTTACCATTAGCACGCTGCCAGCCGTCATCATATATCGCGTAAGATGTTGTAACTAAAGTATCTACGGGTCTTTTATATTGTATCCCTGCTCTATTATCTCCACCCCCTCCTCCAAAAGTTGTTCCTACTCCTAATCCAAGCATATTTATTTTTTTAATTATAATTATTACAATTCTTCAGGAGACCACTCAGCCCCCTGTATTTCTAATTTAATTTCTTCTCTTGTGTAATTTGTGTATTCAGCTAAAGGCTCAGAACCCACCTCTGTTTTGCATACAAATTTACTTCTGTCTAAGCTCCATAGTGCAGTATCAGGAAACTCTATTATGTTGTTGTATTGTAGAATCTCAATATCTTCTGCTGGAATAATGTAATAAATGTTGTTCATATCTATTTATTTTTGTAATTAACTATAAGGGCTGTCTGTTGTTTTATCGCTATCTTCCATATTTACAGAAGTCGCAGATAAGCCGTTAACGGAATCTGTGATTGTAAACGGTGCAGTGTTGCCACTATTGTCCGGATTTAAAAACAGTTTACAGCTACTACCAAATAGTGCCTGTGGGTCTTTAGGCTCTCCGTTGTTATAGTAATCTTGATGCTCTGCCAATGTTAACACTCTATCAAATAACGCTGCTGAGTTAAATTGAGAAAAGAACTTGTACACTCCAGTAGAATCTAATTCCGTAGCTGGTAAAGTATTTGTAGGTACGTTAATTTGCGAACCATTAACAAATATTTGACCTCTATTAGAGCTTAATGATTTGTCATAGTTAAATGTAATAAAAGACCACCCGCTAGTACTTATAACACCTCCGCTAGTTGCACAAATACCACTAAACGTATTATAATATACTTGAACCCCACCACCATTTATGAGTATTGCAAAGGATTTTGTAGTAGGGTCAGATGCTGTTGCTGAGTCACCATCACCAAATAAATTGATGAACCCTGTGTATTTCATCATAACGCTAATAGACCAAGAATTACTTCCTGACATTATAGTAGTGTCAAGCCCACTGTTAACAGTGAAATTTTCATCTACACCGTCAAGTAAAAACGATTTATCTATAGTGAAATTTTTTATAACATTTCCTAAAAACCCTGAAAACTTATTAATACCTAGTCCTAAGCCTAATGATAACATAATTTATTTTTTATTACTAATTTCCTAATATGTTGTTTTGATATATTATAACTGAGCCGCTTGCTAATTCTACAGACCCTAAGATTGGTATAAACCAAACATGTCCTGCAGGTAAGGTTGGGCCTACTAAAGAATTTCCTGTTGTCCCATTATCTAAAGTTGTGAATACTGTATCTGTCATTGCGTACACTGCATATCCGTCAATACCAACATTTACTGCTGTATCAGTTATCACTAAAGGCTTGCTGTCTACTAGAGATTTATCTAGCAACATTTGCACTTTTCTTTCTAAATTTTTGTTATCATTCATTTTTCTAAGTTATTTTGTTTAAAAACTTTTTTGCGTAAGATATAATATTACAAAGCTGTTCTTCTGTAAGGCAATTAAAGCTATCTATATCTATTAAATCCTCAATGCTTATGTAGGCATTATCTACTTCTGTAGTAGCTAGCACATCATCTCCAATCTGAATTACAGGAGCAGTAATAGTTCCCATAGAACTTTCTCCTTCAAGAGTATATATGTATAAGCAATTACCGTCAATTAAAGTATGGTAATTAGTTCCAGAATCTACAGCGCTTTTAAATGTCTCTACAACATCACTTCCTGTACCGTCTCCAGAATATTTTACTATTGAAGTAGAGTTTTCCTCAAGCAAGATAGTCACACTTCCTGGAAGGTTTCTTGTTGCAGTAACCTTTACTACATCCTGAGTGTTTGCATCAAAAACCTGATACCTTTTTACAGCGTCTATAGCCATTAGTATTGCAGCATTTTTGTCTAGCATACATTCAGCACATGTTCCGTTAGATAAAGCAGTAGCGAGAGTATTACTAAACTCGCTATGCTTGTATTGTAGAGCCATTATTGTTGCTCTTTTTTCAAGTAATGTTTTCATTTATTGTTTTTTAGCTAGCATCTTCAGACTCTTGGTTAACAAGTATTGAATGATCCTGTATCTCTACATCAGAAATTCCATTAACAGTTGTAGCTTCAAATGTTAAGGATATTACTTCATCTTTATTAACACTTCCTCTCCAAAACATTGGAAGCTCTCTTGTTGTAGATTCTACATCACTTCCAAATCTATTGTTGACTCTTTTAACTTCAGTAGAGCCTACATATACTCTCATTATTGTATTAAGGGAACCATCTCCAAGAATATTTAAAGACATTGTTGAATGTACTTGATGCATCTTTGAAGCCAATGCTGTTGTTGACATTTGTGTTAAAGTTGTTTCTCCTTGTGCTATCACAGAATCTCCACCTTCAGACTCATTATATTTTATACATTTCCATCCTTCAGCAGCCACTCCTGCATCACCTTTAGGAAGCACTACTGTTGTTGTACATGTTTTGCAACTCATATTTTTTATTTTTATACGTTATAGAATATAGATCCTGGTAATGTTTTTATTTGAAATGTAGCACCTGCTGCTGCCTGGAGCTCGCAAATAACTATATCTGAAGCTGCAAACGTTGTTGCAGAAGTTTCTCCTTGCAAGGTTATAATATCTCCTGCAGTGTTTAAAGATCCTGTTAACGTCTCAATAACACCTCCGTTTTTTCTTATTCTTGCAGTTATTGTTCCTGGAGCTCCGGTTCCATTTGTTACTAGCTCTACATTCAAGACTATTCCAATTTTTACTCCTGTCAAAGCTCCTGGAGAAGTCCAAGTGCTTGTTATAAAATTACTTCCGTAATCAAAGTGAGGAGAGTTTGCATCATCAGAAAATTCTAAAGTGGCTGTATCTGAATCAGACAAGTATTGACTTACAATGCTTTTTGCATTAAATAAATGCTCCTGTCCTGCAGGTATGCTTCCTGTTCCAATATTTCCAGTTAAAGTCCAAGATCCCGTGACCTTAAGGTACATGTTGTTGTTTGCATTGTCTATATACGTATCACCATCTTCCCCTAGCCCTGAAGCAGGAACCCCTGAGCCTTGTATCAGCTTTGTTCCGTCAGTACCATTAGTTCCGTTAGTCCCGTTGGCTCCATTTGTACCATTAGAACCTGCAGATCCAGTAGCACCTTTTAGAGTGAGCCCTGTAGCTGTCCACGCGCCTCCAGATTTTGTATATAGGTCAAGTAGAGAAGATCCAAGATTTACATATGTATCTCCATTATTTCCCAATCCAGCACCCGGAACTCCAGCCCCAGTGAGAAATGAGGATCCATCAGCTCCAGCCAATCCTGCAACTCCAGTTACAGTTATTATTGCTGCACCCCATGTTCCAGAAGTTTTGTTATATATAGCTCCCGTTGTAGAGTCTAGATAAAAATCTCCATCATTACCAATACTAACGTGAGGGCCAGTTGTGCCAGTAAACCATGTAGCTCCATTAGAGCCGTCTGCGCCATTATTTCCTGCAACACCTTGAATACCTTGATCACCTTGTTTTCCTGCTGGTAAAACAATTATTTCATCGTCATTGCAATTTCCGCAATTTGCCATGTTATTATTTTTTTTATATTATTTACAATTACAATTTTCCATTTTACACAGCCTTTGAATAGTTGCAAGCATCTTATCTCTTGCTACCTCATTACTGAATATTGCAGAGTTTTTTAAAGACTTAAGCATTCCCTCCGCCTGCATTGCTTTCTTCATATAGCTATCACATCCACAATCATAAGAAGCTTCCTCTGCTGCTTTTGCCCACATCTTATCAATACAACACCTAGCATTACAAGTAAGTATTAAGCATACATCCTCAGTATATGTTCCATTAGGGTTTGTTACCGTGTATTTTACAGAATATTCTCCATCTAAAGTTGACGGCAAAGTTATTTCTGAAAAAGAAAAACTATCTTCTGTTTGGGTGCTAGGCATCTGACTTAATACATCTGTAGTATTGCTAGAGCCGTCTTGATAGGTTATAACTATTGTGGCTGCAGTTGCATCATTTGCATTAGCATTAGGAGTTCCGTAACCTCCTGTATTATTTGCAGCATCATAAAGCCCTGTTGTGTCAGTTATAGTAACTGAAGCACAATTAGAGCTATTACATACTGATAGGTTTAAATCTAACGCCATTTTAATTTTAGTTTACAAAAAAAGGGAGAGAGAATATTTAATCCTCTTTCCCTTTTTAGATTTATTGAAAAGTGAAAAGATTTTCTTTTCTACTATGATACAGCTAAGTTACCGTTTGCTGATCCATAAACCAGCACTTCTAATACGTCAGTAATATCATCAGATGTACCAGCGATAGCATAGTTAGGTGCAGTTTCAGGAACAAGTACAGTAAATACTTTTCTGATTGGTCCTGCAGTGATAGACCCTGTATATACTTCTTCATAAGTAAGAGTAATCATATCATAACCACCGTTAGCAGTTGCTCTTGCATCAAAGATATGAGGTTCACCCATTCTGAAATAGTTACCTTCATTTCCTTGTAAGAACCATTCTAATTCTTTTGCATATCTTTCAGATCCAGATCCAATAGAAGCAGCAGCAGCATTAGTTAAAGCAGTAGCTCCAAAGTTTTCTAATCCTAAAGTGTAAGAAACAACGTTGTTGTGTAATTTTCCTACAACAAATTTTAATTCTTGACCTTCAGCTTTAATACCCCAATCAGTACCAACTTCATTTGCAGCAGAAATACTTTCTAAAGCAGTGTCAGCAATTTCAGCAGTAGCTCCTTGGTAAGCAACATCTAATTCAGCAATATCATTTGCGGCATCAATAGCAACAATTTTGTATACTGGATCAGTTACAGCAGTACCTACTCTTAAGTATCCACCAACAGCTAAAGCAGCATTTGTAGTAGCGTCATCAATATCATCAGCTTTGATGTATTTAGAACCTTTTACAAAGTTAACTGGACCTACAGCAGTTCCTAAAGCAACACCTGCGTGAGAGTTAAGACGCTCAAATTTAATTACTTGGTCAGCATCTTTAATGAAGTTATTTACTAAGCTAGAATGTAAACCTGCAGCAATCTCAGATTGAGTAGCAGTTACATCAGAAGTATAACTTCCATGCTTTACTTCCATTCCTCCTTTGTTAGAAGTGCAGTGCTGAGCTAAGTTAATTCTTACATTGTAAAAATTATCAGCAACAACCTCAATAGCTCCTGAAGTACCGTTAAACCCAATAAAATCAGACTGCTGAGTTGCAGCTTCATGAGCTTTTACGTTAGCTTTTTTAATGTTAGCTTTCTTAATAGCACCAGAAACCAAAGGGTCTGCAGTTGCGCTATATTTTGTTACAATTACAAATTCATCCGCAGTAGCTGCACTTGATTCTGTAAGTCTTGTTCCACCTGGTGTGAAAAGCCCTATTTCTCCAACGTTAAGAGAGTCAATCCCTCCAGTTGTTTTAGTAGCTGCCGCACCTAAGAACATTAAGTTAATGTCATTTTGACTAAATGTTGCCATTCTTTATTAATTTAAGTTTAAATAATTATTTATTCATTTTCGTTATTCTCTATTGTCTTAATCTGGTATTGCTCTGGGTTTGTAACTCCTGTTGCAATCTTTACAGCTTCATCTACAATTCTTTTATGTAGTATGCTGTTAAATTTACAATCTAGAGGCCCTAGCACTCCGTCAATAACATTAGCGCCTATTATTATTGGCCTTAAAGTTTCAACATATCTTATGTCATAACTTTTAATTGAAGTACCATCAGTTATAATTTCATGTCTTCCTCCGTTAATGTCTAACCTCCATGCCAGGTCTTTGTCTGGTCTTGCAAAAGGATTTTTAACATTAATACTGTATTCATCATGAGTTACTGGTTTTACCATTATCCTCTTGTTGTTTAAACAGTTATTATCAGATTCTAACACAATCTCTTCACTTATAACATATAAGCAATCTGATGGCAAATCAAAGAGCTTTCCATTTGGAAGCGCTTCTGTTTGGTCAGTAGCAGGAGCCAATCCTTTAGCCCCCTTTACCAACTCTTTTATATCTTTTCTTCTAGACTCCGTTTCCTCAAAACCTTCACGGTATTTATTGGCTAGCGGATTAAAATGCCCAAAGAATACACGCTCTTGTCCTTTTGTTAAGAATACACTTATTTCCTCATCCTCATATCCGGGAGCATCAAAGTTAGTAAACTTATCATAGAGTATCAAGAACTCATTTTTCATCTCTAGGTTGTTCATCTAATTTTAGTCTTTAGCTGTTTGCACTCTTGTTTTTAGCAATGTTAAGATATCTTGATTTGCTGGAGCTTGTAAGTAGACTACTACATTATCAATTGTAGGTGAGTCTCCTTTAGCACATAAATCATCTCCACCAGGTAACGTGTATTTTCTACCATCTTTTTTTACTGCTCCACAATCAACTGCGTCTGCAATAAGTAGTCTAACCTCGTAGTTGTCTCTATCATCAGTAACATCTAAGAACTTATCAATATCATTCATTATAATGTCATCAATTGCAGCTACTAAGAAATCTACTTTAGATCCAGGAGATACTTTTTTACCATATACCTTTAAGAAATCTAACATTACTTGTTTGCCACCTTCTTCTAACTTTCCTGCAGCTTTATAAGCTTTTTTTCTTTTGTCAGAAGCAGAAACTTTTGTCTTAACATCAAACTCTTCAGCTACCAATGCGTAACGGTATGTTTGTCTGTTATTCATAGCATCTCCACTTGGGGCAATATGCATCTTATTTGCTTTTAGCACTAGCCAATCCATATAATCTTTAGGATTCTGTAGATTTAATTTCTTTTCAGTTTTACCTAAAACAACTTTAAATCCGTGCCAATGGTTATCTCTTCTTTTGTAAATGTTTAAATCAACATCTAGCATTTCTTCTAACCATTCTTTTTCCTCATCACTTTCAAATGGATTATGCAAGTTACCTTGTCTATCCAATGGTAAGTCATATCTTACCGTAGAATTTCCAAACAAAAAGTAAGCTTCATGATTTGGATCCGTTACGTTTGGATTCCTTGTTCTCATTATTGGCTTAACAATTACTGTCTTGTTTGGAGCTTTAAATCTTTTCTTCTCTTTTATACTCATCTCTTCTCTTCTCTTATTAATATAATGCTGGGGAATAAATTAATACTCCCCAGCAATATTTATTTTTAGGCTGCTTGTAAGTTGTTTATGAAACTTGCAGTTCTAGATGGATCTCTAACAATTGCAGCTCCACAGTAGTACTTGTGCTCTTCCCAAGCATCTTCTGCAGTTCCAATTGCGCTAAATGCACCATCTGGATCATAAGGGTTTCTTAAACCAGCAATATATTTATGGATAATTGGTTGGTCTTTAACAGCCACTTTTTGGATGTTAGGTGCTCCACCAGAAGTTCCTATATCAAAGATATCATAACGGTAACTTTCAACAACTCCACCTTTAGGGTGAGCTAATTTGTTACGGTTTCTGTCATCATACATAGAATCCACAGATAAGTTAACTTTTACGTTGTTAGGTCCAATGAACTCAACAAACTGTCCACCATATCCTAATTCCATTTGAGAAATACCACTAGCAGATGCTTTGTACATTCTGTCTTGGTTTAACAATGGAGTAAACAATTGAGAAAATTGCTCTAAAGACTTATGGAACTCATATGCTCCACGCTCTCCAGTTCTCAATACAAATGCTCTTTCATCAGACTTTAATTTACCTTCAGATAAATCTAATAATCTAGAGCTTAAATCTTCAATAGAGAATGCATTGTAAAAGCTAGAGTTAGCTGCTTCCATTTGCTGACGGATACCAGACCCTTCAGTAATAGCGTAGCTTGATTTACCTTTAACTTTGTACTGACCATCTGCAGACTTGTTAGAAGTACCAAACATTAACATTTTGTTGATGTCTTCTCTAAATGCGTTATCAAACATGTAAGACTCATAGTGTTGCCAGAATTTAACTGCTTTACCATCATTGTCTACATAGTAAGATCCCATTTTCTTTTTACTCATGTTTCCAGGAGTCTTCTTTTGGATTCTAATTTGAGAAAATCCATTTTGCATAGAAATTAAGCTTTTGTGCTTAAGCTCTCTACCTTTTCTAGACATAGTTCTTTCCACTGGAGAAAATTCACCAGAGAAAATCTTTCCTGCAGTTACTTCTTCATAAGGAATAAACATGTCAGCACTACCTGTATCCATTACACAAGTGTATACCCAGTTAGAACCTTCTTGTACAGGCTCTTCCTGAATTAATACAGGATAAATCTCATTTAATTCACCTACAATTCTTTCTGTATCAGAAAACCAATCTTTTCCAAATACTAATTCAAATTGTGTAAAGTTTTTTCCTGGAGTGTCTGCAGGAGTAACGGCTACACCGTCAATTCTACATTCCACTAAAGGAATATTGTCCAATCCTTGTGATTGAAGGTCCCAAGTAAAGTCTCTGTCATCTTCAAATTCCAATGTTGGAAATGCAGATAGTACACTATCAATATTGTTTCCAAACTTGTTTTGTTGGATCATAGTGATCATGTCAGATACTTTCTGAGGGGCTTGTTGCCAGATTGCTCCTAAGTGGTTTTCAGTTGTTAAACCTTTCCAAGTAGTCGCATCCGTAATCTGTAATTCTGAAAGTCTTCCAGTTGCCATACGTTTATTTTAAATTTATTAGTTTTTACTTTTTATTCATTGAACCAAAGTCTGGCATTTTAGCGCCAATACTTCTAGTTGTGCTTCCTTTAATTCTGTCTGCTGCAGATTTTCCTGAACCTCCAACACTATTGCTAGTTGTTTTCAGCACTGTGTCTAAATCTCTAACAGCATTACTCTTTTCTGTTCTTGCAATTTTACTGAAATCAGTAAATCCTTTTGTAATAACATCTAGAGCATGAAGCCTAGTTTTGTAATCATCATCTGATGAATACTTTTTCATAACGTCATTTGCCAATTCTCCACCACCTTTATTCTCTACCGGAGTAACTAAAGAGTTGTAGATTTTTGTCTTTGTAGTTGCATTAATCTTAATTCCTGGAATTATTTCTGAAGATTCATTAATCTTAGATTTTAATTCAGATAAATATTCCGCTTCTTTTTTAGCTTCAGCAGCTTTAATAGCTTTGTTTGCTGCAGACTTTTGTTCTACCTCTGCAATAGAGTGGGCAATTAATTCTGACTTAGCAGCAATAGCCTCTTCAGGACTTGTTAAACTGTCAGCATACGCTTTAGCTTTAGCATCTGAAAAACCCTTAACTATAAAGCTTCTTCTAACAAGCTCATGCTGCATTTTCTCATCACCTTCAATAACCTCATCAGTTAAGGCTTCATATTGAGATGCAGTAGTTTTTGCTGCAGCATATTCTTGATGTGGCACACCTGATCTTAAAGCTTCTAAATATTCTTTTTGAGTGTCATTAAGGTCAGAAAGCTCATTAGCTTTTATTTGTTTTGCCATAAGCGACATAAGCGCTTCAGCATCCTCAACATTCTCTAGCTCATCATCTTCAGATAAAACTCCTGCATCATAAAGGGCAGAGGCTAGAGAAGCATAAGGTATCTGAGAAGAGGGAGATTTCCCTTTAGTCTTTGCAGGAGCTTGAGAAGTATCTTTGATACCATCCTCGTTATTTAGGCTTACCTCTTCTTCAATTATTTCTTCATCTTCATCACCTTGGTTTGCCAACTCCTCTAAGCTAATGCCTTCTTCTGCATCTGGCTCCGGCTCTACGTCTGGTGCTTTATTTAATTCATCTCCTGTTTGCCTCTCTGTACCTGTAACATCCTCAACCAAAGGCTCAGTACTGATTACTGGTTCTACAATAGACTCCTCAGAATTTGCTAAGGCATCTATATCAATACCTTCTAATCCGTTATACTTCATATGTTCTCCTCTTATTTTACAAATGTAATAATTAATATTCTATACTTCCTAGTGTTTTTACTCCCTCAAGAAAATAAAGTAGCAACTTCTATAGCTAAAAAGTTATTTAGCGCCACTATTTTGTGACGCTTTTTTTAACTCATTCTTTTCAGATACTTTATTGTGCCTTTCCACTTCTACTTGCTGTCTCTTTTTTAACTCATAATCCTTTTGGATTTTATCAGCCTCATTCTTTAGTTTCTGCAATGTTATGGATGCGTCAGAATTTGTTTTGTCATAAAACTTACCATCAACATTATCTTGACGCATACGCTCTATTTCCAGATTGTTTTGGTTTTCTGCAACCATTCTAAGGTCTTCCCTATCCCATTCTTCACGCTTAAAGTCTTTTGCTTTTTCTTCAGCCTCTGCTGCTGCAGCAATTTGTTCTTGTTGCATTTTCTGAGCTTGCTCTTGTTGTTTAGCGTCAGCTTCAGCTTTATCATTTTCACTAGCTTCAATTTTACGCTTAATAGATGCAATAGAATCTGTAGAGTAAATATCAATTAACTGTGAAAAGTTTAGTATTCCATTTTGAATAGCTGCATGAGATAACTGCTTCATGGTTCCAAGTAGTTCATGACTCTTAGACCCGTCAGTTATTTGTATTCCATATTCACATTCATTAAACTCAGTACCATCTATTTCAAACATCATAGTAGATGCGTCATCAAGAACATATTGAACTTTCTTGTTTTTCTGATCCTTCCATGCATGCTTAGCTGTCTCCAATAAAGTGTTTAATACTCTAAGCTTAGTATAATCATGCTCAGCAAACCAATACTCAGTAATCATTGAAGTTTGAGTAATCTCTTGCTCAACATTACCTACTGCTTGCTTATTTTGTATTTGGCCTAACCTTGTTGCAGATACACCTGATATTTCACCCATTTCATTTTTAATGAATGCCATCATGTTCTGATACAACTGTATTGTATTACCCATTTCTAGGTCAATTACAGGAGCTTGTGCTGACATACCTCCAGCAAGTTTTCCTTGAGCAGCACCTTTATTTCCTTCTTTAAAAGAATCAAATACTGCAAGGTTTGTTCCTTGTGCAAAAGACAACCACTGGTCAATATCCCATTCTTCAGGAACTTGAGATAAATCTAGTCTCATTATTTTTCCGTGGTTCTTGGCAATAGCCATTTCACTGTTGTATGCAAGAACATTGTATAAATACTGGAAAGGCTTCATTCTGTCCATTAATGAAACTCCTTTGTTGTCATTAGTATTGTATATTGTTCCAACAATTCCAGGATAACATTTAGAAGGGTTTTCCATAGACCTAAACTGTATTGGTCTTGGCTGCATCCTAACATAAATAGCTTTATCATCAGAATCTCCTTCATGACCACCACCTATTTTATGACCTTCCCACCACTCATTAAGCCAAAGAATTTCTTCTTCCTCACCAGCATCTACATCAATCTGGTATTGTTCTGGAAATAACTCATACTGTTCATCACCCTCATCATCATAATACTTTACCTTTTTCATCTTTCTCATAGACTTCCAGTAAACTTTTCTTACAAGTATATTCCCGTCTTGATCAAATGTGGATCCTTCTTGAGTATTGTTTTCCAAAGAAGATAAAAGTATTCCCTCATTCACCTTTAACGGCAAGCCTTCACTATCTCCAATATTAAGACCTTTGCTAGCAGAAGTGTCATTTAACCCATTTTCTATAGAATCTATATTTTTAGGTGTAAGGTACTCATGGTAGTCATCAATAATTTTTCCTGGAGAATGATATCCCCAAACTATAATTACATCAGAATCTTCAATATATTGAGACTCACCAGACCTTATTGTTTCTACGTTCTTAGTATTTAACCTAGTCATTATAGGCTCACCTGCAACTACGTCACACTGGTATATTTCTTCAGCGCAAATTAAAGCGTCTTTAAATCCTTTAGAAAATAAATGATCAGCTCTTAGGTGCCCATATAAGTATTTAAGAATGTGAGTAGCTCTGCGCTCTCTAATGTCTTGATATTCAAAGTTTGCAAATTTTTGAAACTTTTTAAATTCTTTTTCTACTTGCTCATCATCAGCTTGTTCTTTAACATGCCTCATCATAAGCTCTTTAAGCTTTTGTTTTAACTTAACTTCCTTATCAGTTATTGCGTCATGATTAATAACTCTAACCATCCAGTCAAATTTCCTAGCAATAGACTCTCCAACAAGTAAATCAATCTTGGGATTACATATTGGATAGTTCATCATTCTTGCAGGAGCTTCTAATCCTGATATTTTGTTTGGATTACAAGTTCTTTCTACATCTGCAGGGTCTAGTATATCTGAATACAGGTCGTAGTTTATTCTTTTGTTTATTAAGGACTTCCTTAAAGGGCCTCCATTAGATATTGTTGCATTCTCAGCACCATTAATGCAGTCTTTTCTCCATTTGGTATTTTTCTGAGAGTATGCCTTTTTCTGTGCGGGCATCCCCGTATTTTTGTTATACATAGTATATAGACGTAGTTAAACCCACAAATGTATGGATTAATTATTTAATATGCAAGTTATTACTCATTTCTTTTTGTATTGATGCAGGCAAGTTCCTGTGTCCTTGTGATTTATAGTTTCTTGTAAAGAAAGAGTCTTGAGATAATGATTTTACTTTTTCTTTTTGCTTCCTATCTACAAACTTAAACAAGTCTTCTTTAATTATCATTACCATAATCATAGCAGAGACCCTATCAAAGTTGCCGTCTTTGTTAAAGGCTATCATCTCTTCAAGAAGTCCTACAGACCTTATCTTGTGCAAATTCAGTATTTCACTATTAGGATCTTCACCGTAAGCAGGTTCTAGTAACCAGTCAAGAATTAATCTTAAACCATAAGCATTAATTGGTGCTGATGCAGTTGTTCCTTTTCTCTTATTTCCAACCTTAGAGATAGTAATGTCTGCAACATCTTTAAGGGACTCAGGAGTATCACATAGCAAATGCGTAGAGTTTTTATTCTCATAATAAGTATAAAGACCTTTCTTGTTTTGCTCGTAATTGTGCTTTGTTCTGTAAAATATGTTTAGCTTTCTTGTAATCTCATAAAATTCTTTAGTTCCTCTTCTTCCTGTGTATTCTGCAACTATTCTGTTGGTCCACAAATCTAATATAAATGTTGACCCTAAAGAATTTGTTACAGACTCATCATCATCATAAGTATCCGTTCCTTGTATATACCTATCAGCAATAACCTCTCCAGACTTCTTTTTGGGCATCTCAAATATCTCAATAACACCAGGTTTGTCCTTATTGTCTTTTACGGGAAATTCTTTAATAAGTTTTCCTACATCTCCATATTCAAACTTAAGAGTACCATCTGATTGCCATACAAGCTCTCCGTGCCAGTGTGAATCAACATACTTTAAAGGGCTTGATTTTACGGCTGCTAAATGAGCTTTTAATTCTGCTTGAGGGAAAAACGCACCTTTTGCATTTAAGAACATTTCACTAGGCTTTATAGGATAATTCATCATCTCTAATGATAATGCTGAAGAATCTTTAGCTTTTGCTTTTTCTGCTCTACGCTTCTCTATAAAAGCAAGTGCTGCAGGAACATCTGTATTCCCATTCTCATCTTTAAAAGCATTCATTCCGTAATAAGCCGGAACAAACCATCCTATTTTACCTGTACCTTCCCAAGTATCCTCAAAGGCTAATGCCTCAAAACCTCTAGGGTTTCTAAACATAATCTCACCTTCCTGTATTTTCTCAACGTTACCACCAGTACCAATCCATACAGAAGAACCAAACTTCCAAGGATAGTCCATCATTGTTGCAGTATTAGAACCGTGAACAACTAATGAGTTACCAAGAAGTCCCCACTCCTCTACTACTGCTACAGAATAACGTCCACCAGCCGCAGCTTCAGGATTTTCCGTAGTATAGATACCGTGATTTATATTTGACCCAGAACCTCTTTTTTGCCAAGCTCCACCAATTTTCTTATCATATTCATGTCTCCATTTGTTCTTCATGTTATTTGGAGCAAGTGTTCCAGCCATTGTTTTGGCCATTGGAGATGGGGAATACTCATTGGCATCTTCATAGGCTCCAGGAAGTCTAGTCATTCCTTGCTTTGTTTTAGCCAACAAATCTGAGGATTTTGCAGATAAGGCTGCACCTACAAATATCTCAACTTTAGAAGGATTTTTTAAGTTGTCAAGTGTATACTCTTTTGCACCGTCAGTAATTAGCTCGTGTAGTACAATTCCAACACTTACGGAGAATGATTTACCTACACCCCTACAAGCTAACCAGAATAAATCCTGAGCCATATTTTGATACATAGGTATTCCTAAAGGCCTGTCATGCAACTGTCTTAAATACTCTCTAGCAGGAACGTACTGTTTAAGCTCTCCTTTATCATTATAGCATGTACTATCATACTTGCCGTCAAAATCTTTATTATCCAAGTCCCTGTTACACGAGTAGGTCTGGTCATCTTTGAACCCTGAGAAGCCTCTGGCTTCTATCCAATTATAAAATAATTCCCAGTCAATATCTCTAAGCAATGGACGTATAGCCTTTTTAGGTGCTG